CCTGCCGCTCTTCCACCTTGTCCCGCTCGACGGGCGCGGCGGTCTTGTCTGCCTTCGGCCTCCGGCCCGGCTTCTTCTTCGCTGTGGTCTGCTTTTCGCTCATTGTGTGCAACCTCCCTTAAAGAATAGGCCCCCGCCGCCGAAGTGAACGGCAAGCGGGGGCGCGGGCTTTATGTAGGCTGTTCCGTGTGCGTCTTCGGAAGGGCAAAAACGGCGGCTTCGATCGCGCCATCAACAATTTTCTTCATGTCGCCGTCAAGCTCCACCCCCGCCGCGGCGATAAACTCATACACAAGCCGCGTTGCTTCGTCCTTCCGCTGTGCCTCTTCGATCTTGCTTGTTTTATAAAGCTGTTCCGCGGCCTCTGCCGCCTTCTGCGCCCACCCGATCACGCGGTCAATAAAAGCGATTGCCTCATTGCCGGGAAGGAAGGTCTTTAAGGTGTCAACCACACAATCCGCGGTGTCAATCACCGTCCCCGTGCCTGCCAGCACGCCGGAAAGGTCAATACCCTTCTTTACCAACCGCGGGATCACCACGGCCAGCCCGCCGAATACCGCCAGCACCGCGGCCAGCACCACCAGAAGAATAATTGCGTTGTTCATGTTTTCGTTTCCTCACTTTCTTTTATTTATCCGCATACGCTCATACAAGCGTAAGATCGGCCAGCTTGACGGCGGCCACCACCACGCCGCCGAAGGTGATAACGGCCCGATCGCCGGAAATTTCTTTCACGGTATGATCGCGGCCATAGACGAAAGAGGCAAGCCCGCCGCCCGTGTAGGTTTTCGCGCCCTCCTTCACTCGCACGGTGCTTCCCGCGGTAATCTGCGGGGCGGGGGCGGGCGCGGCGGCCTGCCCCTTGCTTTCCTCCACTATGAACGCGTCCGCGAAGCCTGCGGCCTTTGCCTTCTGCAAGCAGGCTTCGGCGTTGGCCTTGACGCTGTATGCGCCGATCTGGACGCGGTAAAGCGTCTTCGGTTCCGGCGCGGGGGCGGGCGTTTCCTCCTGCGCGCCTAACCGCTTGTTTACCTCTGCGGCAATCTGCCCGTGAAGGTTATACAGATAATCGCCAGGACACGCCTTCGCCGCAAACCAGCGGTGAACGGTCATGTTCTGCTTGTCCACCTGTCCGATCAACGCCTTGTCGCCCTTCCAAAGAAGCCGCTTGATCCCGTTGCGGCGGCAAATATCCGTCACAAGGTCAAGCAGGGCTTTATATGCCTTGTCGGACACGTGCCACCCTGTTTCCGCGCCGCCGTCGTTTGCAACCTCGATCGTAACGGCGCGGTTGTCATTGGACGCGGAAGACGTACACCACGAACGATCCTTTTCCTCAACATACATTGCTATGCGCCCGTCGCTCCCGATCCCGTAGTTGCTGGAAGCCTGCCGGGAAGACGGCGCAAAGACGTTCCCGCACGTTTCAACGGAAAGATCGCCCGCCATGCAATGAATAGAAATGGTGTCGATCTTGTGATTGCGCGGGCTTGTCTTGTTCGGTGAAATTTTGGTATAACAAATCAAATTGCTGTTGCTCATTTTGCTTTAGCCTCCGTTTACGTGATTTTCCAGCGTGTCAAGCCGCTTGTGCGCCTGCTTCGCGGACGCTTCCACGGCAACCAGCCGTTCCATAAACTCCGTGTTGGTCTTTCGCTGTTCCCGCTGTTCGGCCTTAATATCATCAATGCCGCCTTTGATATAGCCGATTTCGGTTAATACCGTCGCGTCGCTCTTTGCTTCGCTCTCCGTGTCGCTCTTCCTGTTGCGGGCGAAGGCGGCATAGCCGAAGACGATTGCGCAAACCGTACTAACCACCGAAAGCACCGTTAAAAGCTGTTCCACGATTTCACCCCCTTTCCACCCGCTCCCATTGCCACATACCCGGCGTGTCAGGCGGGTATACGCAATTCGGCATATCCCCCGCCGCCTTGTAAACCGCGCCTTTGTAGATGTAATATAGGCCGCTCTTCACGTCCACCAGCACGCCCGCAGTTTCCGGATATGGGATCGGATCATCTGCCGCGCCCGTGTGCGCCAACTCCACAAGGCGGTAGTACGCGAAGGTAGTTGCCACGGGGAAGGCGGCGGCATTGGACGTGTGCGGGGCGACGATCTCATACAAGAGGCCACCCGCCTTTATAATCTCGCCTATGGTGTTATAGGTGTGATTATCTATGAATTCCGGATAATCCACCACCGCCGCCGAAGCAAGGATCATTTCGTCAGAAATGGCCCCCGTGCCTGCGGCGCGATCCCCCACGATCTGCGCCTTGAAGGAAAGAGAAAGAAGGGCGGCGGTGCTGTCGCCCGCCGCCTTCACTTCCCGAAGCTCCTTCTTCAATTCTGCCGTGCCGTCCGGCTTGTCCGGCCTGTGTGTCACGCTCATTCAAAATTACCCCCAATCGAAGATACCCAGCATTCGGAAATGGCTTCGCCGCGGCCCACGGTCACGCGGACGTTTAGGCCGTACTGCACCGCCGCATTTTCCGTGTTCTGGAAGACGTGCGCCACGCCTTGCAAAACCGCGTTCGTGCAATCCTCCCACGCGGGGGAAGGATCAAAGGGATTGTTTGTTACTTCCACCTTGAACGTGCCGCCCGCGGGAATATTCCGCGTAACAACCACATTCACCCGCCGCGGCTGTTGCACCGCTTCCAGCGGCGCGGAAAGGTAGATCACAAAGCCGTTGATCGCCTTTGTGAAGGTCAGCGTGCGCACCGCCTCATTTCCTGCACTGTCTGTGGCCGTGATCGTGATTGTATGCAACCCATTTGTCAGCGATGTAAAATCGTTTCCGGCCAACGTCAGGTTTACAGACTGTCCAAGCGCGGGCGTGTGCGTCTTCAAGGTTTTTCCGTCCACCTTTTCAACTACGGTCACTATGTCGCCGTCCGGATCGTCCACGGTGTAGGCGTAGGAAAAGCCTTCCCGCTTTGTCCCAAGATCGGCGTTCTGTCCGGATATTGTGGGCGGCTGATTGTGGATCACCGCGGACGCGCTGGAAGTGATATATGCGCTTTCGTTGCCCACGCTGTCCCGCGCCTTCACGCGGTATTTTACCGTGTTCCAGCTTGTCAGCACATTTTCTTCAAATGTGCGGGCGGCTGTCGCCGCCACCTGTGTATAACTTCCGTTGTTTGTGGCACGCTCCAAAATATAGGTGATCGCGTCGCCCTCCGGATCGGTGGAAGCTCCCCACGATACCGCGATTTTCTGCCCGCTGTAACAATTCGCCGGAACGGAAATGCCGGACGGTGTAGACGGCGCGGCGTTCCATTGAAATTCATAATTCCCCTTTGCGTTGGTGCTGTCAGATACCAAGATTGAA